TCAATCAGGTGGAGCGGGCGACAAGGGGAGGGACGCGATCGCCTCCTCTATCTCCTCCGCCTTGCCGATCTGGTCTGGCGGGATCTGGACGTGCAGCATACCCGCGATGAGGCTCACAGCGAAGCGCGATCGCCGTGCCGGTTTACCGAAGAATACGATATCTTCAGGGGGCAAGATGGTGGTGATCTCAGCGATCGCCGCGTCAACGCTGCCAGAGTAGGGAATATCGAGTGTGATCATAGGTGTCTTAGGAGGGGAACATCAGAAAGCCGTAGACGATTGATCCGGCGTTCACGCCAGACGCGCCGCCGAACGTGTACCAGCGCACCACGTCGCCAGCGGCTAGCACATAGGGCCGGAAACCAGAAGCAATGTAGTTACCATTGGCGACAACGTCAGGGGTTGAGAAGTTCACAGAGTTGACCGTTGCCCCAATCGACAGGCCCGGATCCACACCAGGGCTAAGAAACTGGAGTAGCACCCCAATCACCCACACCCCGCCAAATCCGGCAGGTACGGTAAAGATACCAGTTGCCGGGTTGTAGAAGTTGCCGTTGTCAACGGTTTCGACTCCGGGAATGAACTGGAAAACAGTATAGTCGGGCGTGTAATAGGCAGTATTGAGCCGTGCGAGGAAACCGGGGTTCCGTTCAACCGTGGGCAGGGTTAGGGGATTCCAGGCGACCTGACCGGATCCGTTGGTATTTAACCAAGTATTATTCGGGCCGGGGGCGAGGCTGCTCACCGCCGTATTGCCGCTGTTGATAGCAAAGGGATAGCGGGTTCCGGCATTTGTCCAGGCCGTACCGTTATAAACAGCCCAATTCCCGGCGGGGATACCTGCAACGGTATTTGTAGAGGTGTTGCGCCAGATCTGCCCCGCTTGCGGGCCGGTTGGGGCGGCGTTGGCTGCGATGAAATCACTCCCAAATACTTCAGGGGGGCTGAGGTATTGGGCGTGTGGGTCGGCCGCTCCCAAGTGAGCGGCGATCGCGCCATCCACATAGGCCGGGGTAGCCGCTCCAATCAGGGAGGGTGGGTAATCGCCAGCAACAGGAGTCACCGCGCCCGATCGCCCGTTGAATGTTGCCACACCTGACTGACCCGGCGGCGGCGCGGTTAGGGTCACAGTTCCGGCGCTTGTCCCTACGGTCAGCCCGCCCGCCCCTGCGAGCTGAATTGCGCCGGTCTGACCGTTAAGGGAACTAACACCCGGCGCACCGTTGGCTAACCCCGTCGCGGTAAAGGTAATGACATTACCGGCCTGGGTAATGTCGATACCCGATCCTTCTGCCAGGGTGACATTGCCCTGGAGATTGTTGAGTGTGTTGACACCCGCGCCGCTACCGCCTGTAGTGCCTAACTGAGGAGCAGAGGATCCCAGCGATACCCAGGTCGAACCATTCCAATAGGCGTAACCGCCGGATGGAATCCCGGCCACGGTTTGGCCGCTGGTATTTTGCCAGATTGTACCGAGTGCTGGATTGGTGGGAGCGGTATTACTGGCGATCGCGGTAGGGTTCGGGGCTGTAGTACCCATCAACACCCACTGCGTACCATTCCAATAGGCGTAATTTCCGGCGGGAATGCCGTTGACCGATCCAGGCCCCGCATTGAACCACACTGTACCAGGGGGAGGGTTAAGCGGGGGAGTCGAAGAATTGATGATGCCGCCAACAGTCGATCCAACGATCCGGACCTGGGAGAGGGGGATCGGATCACTCAATACGGTGGGGGTGAGGTAAAGGCGTACACCCACAATTTGAGCGCCGGAACCGTCATAGACCCAAACGCCGGGGTACACCCCGCCTTGATACTCAAACATTATTCGATCCTCCTGATGATGGCAGAGTGTCACCCCGGCGGATCATTGCCGCCAGGACGTGTTTACAGTAGGCCCGCCCGTCTTCGTCGGTGGGAGCGCCCGCGTCACTCTCAATCCACACGCGATCGCGCCACCGACTGGGGAACTCGGACGCGGGATCCTGCAACTCGATCCGGGTGTAATCGGGGCAATTGCATTCATAATGTCTGCGGCCCGGATCCAGGGGGAGGGGCGGATCTTGCGGCGGATCTGGATCGGCTGGATCGGGCGGCGGCGGATCGGGGTTGGTGGGATCAAAGCCAACGGGGTAGGCGACGGCCTGCAAAGCAACTGAGTCGAAGATCAGGGGTTCAGCGCTGTCGATTGGCATCTCGTATTCCACCAGGCCCGCCCCTGAAAACGCTAGCGGCACCGCTTCACCCGGGCGGGGAACGTAGCGATATGTGACTACGACGGTTGCCCGGTTTACCCCCGTGGGTAATCGTAGGGTGTAAATCATTCCGGCTTGCACCCAATACCCGCCACCCAATTGATTCAGGGTTTGCCCTGCCAATCCGGGCGCGGCCACAATCCTGAACAGGTTAGGGGCTTCTCTCAGGTCTTGCAGTGTCAAGCCCGCCTGAAATCGGGCCCCCAATAACCAGGGGATATCCAGGATGGTAGACGGCACACCGAAGCGGATCGCCGCGCTGGAAATGACTACGCGCCCGGTTGCGTCGGTGATTTCAGGGGGTAAACCGGGCTGTAAATCGGAAAGTCGCGCGACAAATACCGTCGAGGCGGTATTTTGTGGCGGGCCGGGCCGGGGCGGCGGGCCTAATGGATCGGGGGTGGGTGGTGTGGGGAGGGGTGGCTCGTCTTCGTCTACCGTCACAACCCAACCGCCGGGGGGCTTGGGAGCGCGATCGCTTGGGAAGAAATACAGCACCCGGCCCGGGCGATCCGACGGAATTTCTTCAATCAGATCCACCAACCCCGCGGCCGCTTCTAGTCGGATATCGAGTGACTTATAGCGATCGGTTTGCTCTTGGGTGTACGTCACCTTCGTGCCCGGTTTGCGGGGAATGCGGCGGGCGATGCCTTGAGGCTTTCTCACTGGCGAATGCTCCCATAGTTCAGGTATTGCCAGTTCTCAGGATTGTTATAGTTTCGCGCTCCCAAGAACCGCGCTAGGCGGTCAGTTTCGCGGATGTACGCTTTTTCGCGCTGCGACTGGGTGAGGGCCCGGTATTCCACATCGGTATAGTTACGATCGCCGGTCAACACGCGGCGGTAGGCAATACCAGAGTCCTGCTGATCCGTTTCGGATTCATCGAATGTTTTATCGCACCGATTCAGTAGTTTGAGCGCAAATTGCACCCATTCAAAGGTTTTGGTGTCATCCAATAGGGAGCGGTTCAGGATCAATTCATCCCCAGCGGGAACGGCGCGGTTGGTATATCCCAGATGATGCCGCGCTCGTTGCTGCTCTGGAAATGCGAGGGAGGGCATTAGGCGATCGCTCCCTCTTTCACGCCCGTTACTGTCCCCTCTTTAGTCATCGTGGCTCTAATGCCGGGGTTGGATTTCGGGGCGGGCGGCTTTTTGGCCGCGTAGCTCACTTCATGGGGATAGAGAAAATCAGGCAAGCCAGTGATGTCGCCTTTCGGCTGAAAACAGAGGAGATTACCGGAGCTATCCAGGACAGCATCGACTTCGATCTTTTCGCCCTCGTAATAGATGGAGTCCATGGGGATATCGACGTTGAAATTGCCGAACTGATCCGGCGTGAGAATGACAGTGGAGCGGCGGCGTTGTTGTGGCATAGCGTCTTAGGTTTTAGGGGTTGGCTAGGGGATTAAATCAGAGCGGTAAATCACCTGTAAGGCTTCTTGCTGTTGGCGACTGAGCATGATGCCATCATCCACAGTGGGCGCTCCTACCCGTTGCTGCCACACGACGCGCACATCAACCCGCACGGGGATAGACTCGGGCGAATTGCCAGGGGCCACGATCGCGCCTGGCGGGGTTTGGTTTGTACCCTGCAACGTGCGCGTACCGGGATCCGTGTTGTTGCCGTGTAACCACAGTTTGGGCGTGAAATTGGTGGTTAGGGTGAAATCAGAAAGCTGTTGTTGCCCCTGGTCTACCAAAAACCCGTTGTTATTGACGGGTAGGGACTGCACCACATAGGCGTTCGTATCGGTCACACTAGCGGCAACCTTCAGGCGATCGCCCGCCGTGCCAATACAGGGTTTATAGAGCGTAAACGCCACATCACGGATCTTATTCCCGGCGGTCACTACCAGGGGTTGATTTGTACTATCCAGGATCGGCCATTCTTTGGCGGGTTGCCCAATCAGGGCTACCCCGTGCCAAATCACCGTTACCCATCCGGGATCGGCATGAACTACGGCCACGTTATTGCCGTAAACGACGTTTCCAAAATTGTGAGGCATAGATTTTAGAGAGGGGAGAGAGAGGACAGAGGGAACTAATTAGTTGGCATAGGTACGAATCTCAACCGAGCATCCAGAAAATTCGTCATCATCGAGCATGTACTCGTACTCTCCGAACATCTGCCAGATAAAAAATTCATGACGGCCATAATCACGGCCCTCATAGGGACGGACAGAAGGCCCGCGATCTGCGACGACTTGCCCCACTGTGTTAGGGCCAAACGCGATCGCTAGATAGGCGCGTTGGGTGCCGTTGGCTGTAGTGACTAACTTTGTCGGCAAGGTATTGGTCACGTAGAAGTCGAAATTTTCGTACTGATAAACCACCGGCGGCGGCGCGTCCATCATCGGCCCGATCCCAGTGGCTAACATTCCGGCATTCGTAGCAGGGCTAACCGTGGGATTCTGCCCCTGCGTGACAGCGCTATTCCCTACCAGGGCGATCGCGTACTGTTGGAATTCGGGATCTTCGCGTAGATGCCGCATCCAGCGCTCATCACACACGATCCGGCGCTTGCCGTTGGGAAACACGCCCGTATTCAGGCGACTCAGTTGCTCATTCACTCGCCGCAAGTCTGCGACCGTAATCTTGTCACTGGCTAGTACGTTCGCGTCCGCTTTTGCACCAGGGTTGTATTTGAAAATCGTCCTCATACATTCCATTGCCAGAATGCGATCGTCCAATCTGGCGTAATCGTCGGCTAGGAGCATCGAGCCGATCGAGCGGTGAAACTCTGCCAATCCACCCACATAATCACCGCGCTGGACACGGCTCCATAGTTCATGCACTGCGAACCGCATATCAGATTCGGTGATATGCAGGCAGGCGGGGAGGCCGTCAAAGGTAGACGGCCCGGTAAATTCCCGAATTCGCACTTGCCTGATCCGGGGGTCAACGCTCACGGTCCTGTTTGTGCCAATCATCTGATCCGCCTGCCGGGTGCGCTGCGCCTTGGAGAGGCCGCGATCGCCCAATGTGGGAAACCTTTTGATATCGGCATACTTGCCAAGCGTCGCGTTCGGGTTCCAAATGGGCTGCACTTCCAGGGCCCGCCGCATTTGATAGAACCCCGTGCGAGTGGGTAGCAGGGAACTAAGGAGGCGGGCCGGTTCAAATCCAGTAGTTTGAGGCATAGAGGGAGATGATAGGGGGAGGTTAGCGACCTAAAAAAGATTCGATTAAAACTCGGTTAAAACTGAGTCGGCCAATAATCTGATAGAGAGTTCAGGATCCCGGTTGCAATCACTTCTGAAGGAATCTGATTGAGGGCTTGCAGGGCTGCCCCATCCGGCGGGTTAATCCCACTTTGCAATACTCGTAACGCTTGCGAGTAATCCGCCCCCTGCAAGGGTTGACCGGGGGCTGTGGGGAATTGCGCCCGTCCGCCGGACTGGGAGATTTGGCGGTCAAATTCGGCTAGTGCCTGTTGGCGGGTTTGCGGGTTCATGACCGCCTGTAAAAATCCCTGATATTCTTCCTGTAAGCTGACGTACTCCTGATTCAGGGCCGATAGAGTGAGGCCCTGAGAGGCTAAAAACTCGTCATTCTGAGGAAAGCCGTTTTCGTCTAGCCGGGGGTCAATCTCACCCTGAGACTCAGTATTCCCGACTTGAGAGTCCGTTGAAGAATTGGAGGATGGGGGAGCGAGTGAGGTCGAGGAATCCGCCGCCGCGACGGGTGCTGGCCCCTGGATCGGGGATGGGCCCTGAGTCGATTGGTTGCGCCCGATCAACGTCTCCACCAGATTGAAGAGGCGATGTTGATACGATTGGTTCGGCATTTCCCCGTTGCTGACTGGCGCGGATGACGGCGGCATTGACAGCGGCGGGGTAGTACCGCTCTGCACTGGTTCCGGACTGATTGGGGGGGGAGTTGAATTGCTGTCCATAGGCTAGAGCATTGAGGATGAAGGGGATGAAACTTTGGGCGATGGTGAGGCCGGTTAACGGATCAACATAGGGGGCCCCCGTTGCTGGATCGGTTAGGGCCGTGGCCTGACTGAACATCTGCATGATTTGGGAGAGGTAGCGAATCGGCACACCGCCAGATCCGACCATCATGTCGATTTCGGCTTCTGTCTTTTCCGGGAAAATCCATTTCATGGTTTCCTTGGCGTTGACTCCAACCTCAGTTAAATTCCGCCCCACGATGGAGCGTTTGAGCGTGTCGTCAGCCGTGGGCATGAATACCGATCCAACCCGGTAGGAAACCGAGCGATCGCCCGCCGGGGGAATGCCTTGTAAACCTTTGGTCGCGACGAATACGGCCTCTTCTGCCAGGATGGCAAAGCTCAAGATCTCACAAATTCCATATTTAAATAGAGCGAGTTGCTTATCGCGGGCCGTCGCGGCCACCTTGCCGTACACCACGCGGCTCTCAGTTGCCGTCTCAATGCCGCGCTCTAAAATTCCGCCCAATGCTTCACGTAATTGCCGCTCATAATCCGCCGCGAAAATCTGATGATCCTGCGGAATGGGATTAATCTGGAGTTGCTCTAAGCGATCGTCCGGCTCAAAATCGCCAAACACCTTCTTGAGCTTACGGAATCGCGGCGGCGGAGCCGTCGGGCCCATCTCAAAACCGCTCATATAGGCGACAGAATTACGCTGATCCGGCGTACTATCCTGGTACATCCCCTGATACAGCTCACCTGCGCTCTTATTCGTCACCAGGGGGTTGTAGCAAAACTCTAAAATCTTTTCGGCAATGCCGCCGGTCACTTCGTCATGGATCTGGAGATGCGACTCCACCATTTTGAAGTCCGGATCACCCAACTCACCCCCAGCGGGCGGCGGGTTCAACACCTCCACATAGGGCAGATACCCCAGCGGGTTTTTAGCGGTCGATTGGGCGGGTATCTCCTGATCTAGATTGGGCTTATTGTCCAAATCGGCAAACTCAATTAACCCAGGTGTTACCCGCAAGCACACCCACTTCACCCGGGGCGGTGCGCCGGGTTCGATCCGGCGGTAGGGATAGCAGTATTTCGCGGCGGCAATATCGCCATACTCGTCTGCTTCCACCCGGTAACAGTCCGGGGTGTAGTGCCTAATGCGGTATGGGGTGCGGTGGCTATAGCCGTTTGGGTATAGCTCTAGAAGAATTCGCCCTTTCCCCAGCATGTGGCTGATCATTTGCGGAATCATCAGATCCAGGCGATTGCCCGTCACCAACGTCTGAATAAAGGCTGATCGCGCTCCACTTGGATCAATCACAGGTAAAAATTCCACCCCTGTGCCACGGGTGAACGTAATCATCTGCTGTAAATGATTGATTTTTACCTGGGAGTTGTTGAGACTCATGCAAATCATATTAAGACTGTATTAGTTATACCCCCATAGATGGAGGGAATACCAATGAGTCAATGTTTGGAGAATTGCACCACGTCGGACGCTGCCAGGGAACGGGGCGATCGCTGTTTGGTCGCGTGCTTTTCTGACTGCTATGCAAAGGAGGGAGCGCGGCTAGATTTCCGTTGCAGCCGCGATAGGGCTATCACCGTCGCATCTGCCAAGTCGTCATGCTCTAGCGTGGTTCTCAGTAGCTCACTCACAAGCTGATTCATCGGGCGATCGCGATTCAGCACCACCAACCCATTCGCAAATACACCGGAAATGCCTTCTAAGCGCTGATCCTTATCCCCTTTAGGAATGAACTCCTCGCAGCGCCAACTCAACCGCCGCCGCTTCATTTCGTCGCGCCAATCGCCCGCGAATGATGCCTGGTAGGCGACTCGCTCCACAATTACCCGGAATTGGCCGTATTTTTTGCGTAGCTCGCAAATGCGGCGGATCTTCTCCAGGTTGCCGGATATCCGCTCTCTGATGGCATCCACCACATAGTAGGTATCGCCCGCCCGCCCAATCAGTACCAGGGCGGTATAGTCTCCCTTTTGTCTCTCTGATGCAGCCAAATCCACCCCCATCACCAGATCATCGAACTGGTTAGGCACTACACCATACTGAATCCATTCCGCCCTGATAATCGCTTCATCTTGATCTGGCGGGATCTGATTCTGATACTGGTAAGCGAAGGTGATGGGGTTCGCTTCCTGCAAACCCTGCAAAAATTCCAGCGTGAACCGATCCGGCCAATACGAACAGTCATCTGCGATCGCGCTCTGTTCAATGACATTCCAGCCATTCTCAGCCGTAAACTTTTTGGCGTGTAAATCATCCCGTCTGAACCGGGTGCCAATGTTCCGCACCCAACCACCGGGGATGAGGGTAGGCATGATCACCTCGTCGATGTTGGTGGTCATTTTTTCGCGGATCTCCTCATTCGCGATCGCGGCTGACGACTTAATCAAATCATCGTAAAGAATGAGGCCAGCGCGGCGGCTAGTGATGGAGCCAGTGACCCCGACCGCGTAAAACGTATAGTCCGAATCCAGGGCACTCACCCCGGCGTGATTCTTGTCAATTTCCCAATCCGTATCACTCCACCGCTTACCCGGTCGGATGTGGGGGAATACCTCCTGATATCGGGGTGATTCGATAATTCTCTTGATCACCCGAGACTGTTTGAGTGCGACGGGTTCCGCATAGCCTACATAAATGATCTGTAGCTCGGGATGCTTGCCAATCATCCACGCAGCGTAGAGCGCCAACCAGGTACTTTTAGCACTGCCCCGCGGGGCCAAGATGGAAACGTATTGCTCATCACTGCACAGCAACGGAAACCAGGCCCGATGATGGGGGGCGGGAATCTTTCCCGCCACATACGCGCCAAATTCGCCCAAATCTCGGCGGGCCGCGATCGCGCGATCGCTCACTTGTTGCGGCGGCGGGGTGCTAATTTCCCGCGTCCGAAACTTGGCGCGGGTGTAAGTTGCGAGAACAGGCATATTCTAGAGTAGACAGACTAGACTCATTTCGAGACTGCCTAATCATGACCTACATCAATGAAACATCATGGAACTACCGTATTGAGCAGCGCCTTGAACAGTTGCAATCCGCACTCGGGGGTGGCGCGAGCGAGGCCACACAGGATCAAATCCTGATCTCGCTGGTCAATCAAACCACTCAACTGAGTAACCTGCTGATTGCTCAGTCGGAGCTACTAGAACAGCAATCTATCCTCTTAGAGCAACTCAAAACAACCTATTCCGAGACGTTAGAAGTTACTGTATCCGGCACGAATCAGGCGGTTCATCCGGCTATTTCTAGCACCTATCAAACCTTTGAATTAGTTGCGGTAGATGCCTCTTTTACCGCCGGATCCGAACCCGGCGATCGCTACCTGGTTCTAGAGCGAGTCAGAGCCGATAATTCAGTGATTGGGGCTAACTGGCAGAGTGCCGCCGTGAGCCCGGGGCAGTCGCGCGGCCTCACATGGGCAAGGGATGCGGGTAACGACTTCTGGAGTCGAGTAGAGATCCCCCAAATCCCGATCCCGGTAGCCAGTAGCACCCGTTGGCGGATTAGAAACATCGGAACGCCCGCCTCTAACGTCCTTTCTGCCACCTTCCTATTCAGAGTCTACAAGGCATAGCCATGAATCCTGCTTGGTCACCCGAACAAAAAGCGCTCTACCGGCAATTAGTTGCTATCATTTTCGGCAATTTACCCACTTCAACCCCCGTAGAAGTGGCGATAGACATCGCCAAATCTCGCGCCATTCCGCTGATTGAAGATTCAGACCTGTTTCCTTCGAGTTAGTCACTACACTTCACTTTCAAGTTTGGCGATCGCCCCTTCTAAAATCCCCTTCACCGCCTCATGGTTGCCCGTGTCGCGGCTCATCGTGAGGGCGATTTCTGCGAGCCGATATCCGCCGGAGAGGATCAGATCCCGTCTATCCTCTAGCCGCCTTAACGTGTGCAAACTTTGGGCCGATTGCCGCTGCTCTCGCAGTAAATCCACTAAGTTCGAGAGTAACGAGGCTGAAACCTCCCTTAATCCCGTCTCCGCGATCGCGCTTTGAATCGAATCAACTAGCCGGATCACCGCCGCCAGAGATGCCGCGTGAGCATCTATGCAGTTAATTCCCCGCGATGCTGAGACGAGGGAATTGACCGCCTTAGCATCTGCCCCCGCGTCATATTCGCGGTTATACCAGGTCATCACGCTGTCATAACTGAGATCCGGGGCAAACTTGATCAGATAACGATGGATATCGGTTCCATTGGCGTGCTGATCACACAGCGATCGCAAGTAATCTTTCTGCTCAGTCGTGAGTCTTGCGATTACCTTGTCGGTGTTTGTCTGGGGAGTTCTAGCCATATTGGAGGAATTTCGCGGGGAATGCTTCATTCTCCCCCGCCCGCCTGGTTCCCAACAAAAAACCCCGGCCTAGAGCCGGGGCGGGTGCATTCACTTCGATCAACCCAATTCAGTAATCAATTCACCAACAGAGGAACACTAACGAGGCTAACGAGTACGGATTGTAGCACTCCGTACCGGCTTACCCACATACCAGGCCACCAACGCCAAAGCGAACCCCTGACCGGCCTTCACAATGGGCGCAATTTCCGGCGTAATAATTCCGCTCTGGATCGCTCCATCGACAATGAAGCCCACCATTCCCGCCATTCCCGCGATCGAGGTCAGTTTATCCACGTTCATAATGATTTCATCTCTCTCATTCTTAGACTCATAATTCCCATGCCACCTATCAACCTCTGCAACGTCGCGCGATTTTACCGGGGTCAGGCCCATCAAACCGCCGCGCTCACCTGGTTACAGTCCCAAATTCCCGCCACTACGCTAGAACAATTTGCTGCCCAATGGCGAGCCGCACCGCCGGATCTAGTCAGCCTGGATGATTTGCTGAAAATTACCACCGTCGCCCCGCGATCGTTGCTAGAAAAATTTGTCACGCCCCTGAATGACGGATTCAAGCGGTTTGACGTAGATACCCCGCTACGGGTGTGTCATTTTTTGGCCCAAGTCCTGCACGAATCCGGTGAGCTTCAATATCAAGAAGAGTTAGCCAGCGGGGCGGATTACGAAGGGCGTAACGATCTAGGCAATACTCAGCCCGGTGATGGGCGGCGGTACAAGGGGCGGGGGCTGATTCAAGTCACCGGGCGATTCAATTACGCCCAAATTTCCCGCGATTTGGGAGTGGATTACCTGACCAATCCTGAAAAGCTGGCAAACCTACCGGATTGTGTTCATTCCGCTTTCTGGTACTGGAACTCTAGAGGGCTGTCAACACTGGCAGATCAGGATAACTTCGAGAAAATCACCCTGATCATCAACGGTGGCTTCAATGGTTGGGACGATCGCCTGAAATACCTCAAGCGCTGCAAAGATGTGTTGCTGTAGTACAATCGCCCGGATACTTCATAACGAATTGGACATCCGCGATCGCGGGGTTTACTCAGTGCCCCGCGATCGCTTTTTCATGGCCGAATTGGGCTATTTAAACTTCCACAGTGCTGGAAGTTGGGGAAAACCCCAGAATTTTGAGCGCAAATTACCCCGCCCTACGCCCCACACTTTTTCACCTTTCCCGGCTTCACCTCTGACCGCTCCTGATAGCCGCAGTGGATACACACGTCGATCAACTGTCGTCTGTCGTTCGGATCGCGGTTGAGTACTCAGGCGTTAGTACCGCAGTTGGGGCAGTTGGGGTTATCCGATGGGGTGGAAGGATTCATGCTGATCCAGTCCTTCGCAGTAGATCCAGCCTGTGACCTTTTCCCCGTCATCAAAAGTATCGCTGCCAAAGAAGGCGCACCATTTCTTACTCTCAGTGTCGTAGTAAACGACCTCCCACCAAGTAGACGCGCCCAGATCGTTAACGCCGTGGATCTGAGCAACTACATGCCTTAAGCCTTCGGGTAAGGGTAGGGGTAGGGACGCGCGAGATCGGGTCATGGCTGTTTGAGAAATTCTGAGGGGTGCGATCGCTGGCAGCGGATACCATCTGTTCTTTCGACTTAGGACTTACGTCACATCGGTTGTGCAAGCGATCGCACTCCAATGATAAACCCCCGATCCGAAGATCAGGGGTTTGTTTGCGGAATCAGGCCGCGCCCTGGCCTGACCCTGTTTTGCTGTTATATGTCCGCACGACTAAGGGCACCGTGGGGAACCGTTTCACCTCTGTACTGCCAGAGTTCCCAGCGCAACCCTCGTTAGAGGGGGAAGGGGTATTCCCTACATCTGCAACCCAATCAGCATGAGAGCTACAGACACGGTTCAACGGGAATTCTAAGGGGTGCGATCGCGCTGCACCGTGCCGCCGTTTAGCAACCGCTTAAGAGCTTGCACCCAGTTAAGGGGAGAGGCGCGGCTTTACGCTAATTCCGTTATTCGGTGCCCAGTCCTGTGCTGTCTGTGCAAACCACCTGAACAGGGCGCGGCTTGCCACTGGCGCGATCGCTACTCAGAATTTTAACCCTATTTTGGGTTGCCAGATTCCCGGGCCGCTTCGATTACGCGCCCGCGCCCGCGCGGGGCGTTCAAAAAAAAAGACCGGGGCCCCGGTCTTTACACGTTTCCAATCCAATGATTCAAAGATTATAACCACCGACTTCGACCGAGCCACCCGGTGAGCCTGGTATCAGGTGACGGTCGGAGTCATGCCAGGGCGGGCAGAGTTAAACAGTCGCATGGCAGCGTCACGCGCCCTTTTTCGTAACTCCTCTTCTGCATTAGCCGCCAACATCGGGCGATCGCGCTCTAGTTGAACCCGCTCGGTTTGCAGTCGTTCGGTACTGGCAAGCTGCGCCGCCTGTCGATCCGCCGCCGCCTTACTGGCTTCCTTCGCTAAATCCAGGGCCGAAGTAGTAGGGCCGGAAGTACCAGAAACGCTGGAAGTACCGCCGCCCGTCATGGCAAACGTACCGCCGGATCGCCCGGTCGCCATTGTCGTCACCCCACCTGATCTAAAGCCACTCGCGCCGCCGCCGGGGGATAGCTGACTCGCCACAATTCGGGCTTGCAGGTTGGCCGCGTTTTGTTCCTGGGTACGCAGCCGGATCGGAGAGTCTAGATCCCGTTGGCGCTGCATCTGCGTATCGAACTGGTAGCGCTGCATATCCAGGTTCGCCTTAGCGATCCTCTCCTGAGCATCCGCATTGATCCGGGCGATATTCGTCCCACCCACCCCGGCCAGTCCAGCGGCGGCAACGGCGGCGGCGGCGCGGGTGGCGTTCGCTCTCTCGTTGGCGGCAATTTGCTCACGGCCTAAACCCACCTGTCGCGATTGAGCCCGATCGCTAGCCTCGATCGCCCGTTGTTGAGCGCGATCGGCGGCTGAATTCTGTTGAGCGTTTAGCATCCTTTGGGCGGCGGCTTGGGCCCGCGTTCCTGCCAGATTGGCTTGAGATCGGGCATCCACGCCCGCGCGATCGCGGCGGATTGCATTACCCGTCGCAATATCCGCCGCCCGTCGGGCATAGTCGAAATCTGTGTCCATTGCCCGTTTGTAATCCGCGTCACTGTAAACGGGTTTAGGGGCGCGATAGGGGGCGTTCGTAGAGTAGGGATCCGCCGGTTGGCGGGGAAGGGGTTGGACGCGGGGGACGGCTTGCTGTTGGCGGGGCGCAGTGGCTCGGATTGCGGCGCTCTGAGCCGCACGGGTGGCGGGGGTGCCGCTATTCATCCGTTGGGAGGGTTGGCGGCTGGGAGTAGGGGCGGGTCTGCGTAGGGGCATTGCCATAGGATCAACCTCGCATCAAAGCGCCGAATGTGGCAATTCGCGCAGGAGCGCCAGACCAGCGGGCAACCTCGACTGAGCGATCGGCCACATACATATCCCTTCTAGCCCCGATATCCGCCATCTTGATCCGCGATCGGTTGGTGTCTCGCAGGCCGTAAAGTTCGCGATCGGCTAAATCAACCCGCGTTCTGTTGGTATCTCTCAATCCTTCCAGTTGGCGGCTAGTGCTGAGATCTGCGATCTTCAGTTGAGTGTCAAGGCCCCGTGTTCCTAGCCGCTCGTTGGCCGCGATCGCGGTAGTGCCTAACAGGAAATTATTTTGATTCGCCATCCGTAGGGTTTTCTGGCCCTCGGTAAACATCTCCTGTTGTTTTCGGAGCTGGCGATCCATGAATCCCTCATTTCGCTGCCAGGGCAAGGACAGTCCGGGGGAACCGTACATAAAATCCATTTGCTGCTGACTCATGCCGCCAGGGGGAGCGGCGGCTGGAGCTTGCGGCTTGGAGAAGCCGAAGGGTAAACCCAGTGCAGTAGCGCCCGCTCCCAGGGCCGGAACAATGAACCCGTACTCTAAAGCCTTTTGCCCTGCCAAGCCGCCGGGAACTTTGCCGCCCGTAAATACTGCTTTACCGATGTTACCAGCGCCCTTTAAGCCGATTGAAGCGATCCGCATTGCGACAGGAATAACCGCCATTACCTTCACCGATAATTGTCCCCTCCATTTTGCCCCTTTTGAGACTCATTAGACTCTTCCTTGTCGCCTTCCTCTTTTTGCCCGACGATCGCGGCTGCGACAACGCCAGTCCCAAACAAACCCCAATAGACATGAGGGGGCAGAACAGACCAGAGCGTTAAAACACAGGTCGCGATGACAAGGTTTAGAGTCCAGGTGGCAATGAATTTCATACTTGGCGGCTCGTTGAATTCGATAGCTACAAATTAACCGGGGCGATCGCCCGATCCTCAGTCGCGATTACCGCCCCATGTTGACGGGTGCCACACACGCCGATCGCAACAGTTGATCACCCGTGTCCTTTGCCAGGGTGAAGGCGGTGCCCTGGTTGTTCGCACCACTGCTTAACCGCCAGCTACCAGACTGACAATTCCCCGCGATCCGCCCGGTTGAGGTGCCATTCATGCCGTTCACCTGTACCCGAAACGAGATCCGGTTATAGTCACGCGGCGATCGCTTTACATTGTCGATATCAATACTGACTGTAGAGCCGTCACTTAAGAATGCGGTCGGTTGCCAGAATTCAGCGATCGCGGGTAGAGGGAGCAGGGCAAGGGCGGCGGCAATGAGAACGGTTTTCATGGTGTAGTGCCTAACTTTTCTCTTTCAAGATGGCTTAATAATCCTGAATTTTGTCTCAGCAATTTGGCCTAATTGTGTGACGCACTTATGGATCTGCGCCGGCTACGCTGCGCCTGGTATAAGCGCATCACGGTTTCACTTCCTGAAATAATTTCACCTCCCCCTTTGCGATCGCGTCTAGCAACTTCCCTGGAGATCCATCACCATCGTACAGATAGCCCATTTTGAAGGCTAGCTCTTTTATTACGTCTGGAGTTTCAGCGTCAACGCGGGCGCTAAATTGAGTTCTATTTTCTGGTTTTCTTGCCATTTCTGGTTGACACTTATTATCTAACTCATCTACAATAAGTGTATACCAGAAATGAGAGAGGGGCAACGAACCGCCAAGCTCCCGCCCCTCTCACCCCAACTACGAGGTAATCAAAATGCTAGCTCAAACCAACACTTTAAACCCCGCTCACGTTAATGCCGCTGCTGCAAAACGGATCCTAGGGCTGCCCCAATCACGCCGGATCGAGTTTGCCTACATCGGTACTGATATCGTCGTGATCAAGGATTTGAAAACGGGTGAAGAGCGCTTCATCACCCGTACAGCATTCGCGACTGAGTTCACCCGTTACCGTCAGGAAGGTGCGAAAGAGTGCATCGCCACACCCCACAAACGCGGTCCCTGGGGTGAAATGTTTGCGGTAGCTGGTCAGCGGGGCGATGTGTACTATGTCGAAGCATCCGCGTCAGAGTCTACCCTGTCTTGCACCTGCGAAGATTGGGCCAAGCACACAGCCATTTGTAAGCATGGATGGGCCGTCCTAAACCTGATCGGTGCTTCTAGCCTTGAAACCTATTTTGAAGCTCGTAAGAAAGTTACCTTCATCCCTGAGTACCGTCAGCGGGCGCAAACAATCCGGGGGGTAAGCATTGAGTAAACCCAGCCGCCGGGGGCATGACCCCCGGCAATACCTGAAAGCCTACTTGAGAAGCCAGGATTTACACCGGGCGATCCACAAGCTAACCAAATTATTTGAATCCGATTCCAGCGACGCAGAGATCACCCGACAGCTCGCAGAATCGCAGGCCCTACTCAATCAAATCTTGGAACTACTGCAATGATCATCCTGATAAATATTCCGGATCACCTGCCTCTACCCTATTTCGAGCTATTCCAGGAAACCGCCGCCGGAACCATCAAGGGGATGATTTGGGATGACGAGGATCGGGCGTGGTGCTACGACTTAGGCGGTGCTGAAATTTATTCAGAGCGATCGCTTTTACGACTGATTCAACAATCCCACACACTTCAATTAACCAAATCAAAGGACTAATTCAATGAGCAACATTCACGGCAATCACATCATTAGTGATGGTATCAAGATCGCGCTTAGGGATGAGCGGATTGCAATCCGGCAATATGACTCGATCGACGGGGATTCAACCATTACCATCTGGGAAGTTAGCGAAGCGTTGAAAATGGCTGAATTGCTGATTCAGTGGGCAAACGAAAAGCTCAAACAACCATGAAACCCGCGATCGCTCAAATAGTTTCCCTGCTTTCCCGGATGGAGGAAATGAGCAACGATTCAGAGCTAACCGAGAACCTAAATGATGCCGTGATCTCGCTAGAATCCGCGATCGCTCGTCTAACTGAAATTGATCAAGAACTGCAAACTCAAGTAAACCAAATTGAACAGGAGTAACCACAATGGGATTCATCAAAGCGATCGCGATCGAGTTATTAATCTCTCTATTGCTGGAGGTCATTCGCAACACGCGGATCACCTTCGATCCCCCCTCCCTCTACACCCGCTTGCTATGGTTAGGCATCCTGATCGATGCCGCTGGTGTGCATCTGGAGGTGATTGAATGGCAACCTTAGAACACGTTGAACCCGTTGCCCGCCTGATTGCGGCCATCACCCAACAGACCTTGGTGTTAATGCAGATTCAGGCGGCATTAGACAAGCCCCAACTCGGTTTGTTAGTCACTACGCCCGGTACAGTTCGGGTTTACTGCAACCGCGATCGCTGTCCTGGCGCGTTGTGGTACACCGTTCCCAATGGCGAACCCGTCCCCCTGGATGCAAAAGCCATCCGTGGCTATGTCCGGGATCTCCGGTTTGAGCAAGTCGAGCGCCGTGGGAAACCCACCTGGAAGCTGTACACCTTCATTGATTGCGGCGGCTCATCCTATGAACTGGAGTCCGGGCATGAATCCGTATTCAGCAAGGGATTGTTAAGCGCGATCGCCAGCATGGAGCCGTCCCGCCTATCGCAGCCGCTATCAGTTGGGGTAGCGCCGGGTGATGATGAGTCCGTTTTGCTCTGTCGGGTGTGGGGGCCAGATAACGCCCCAATCTTTGCCCGTTGGGATGAGGGGGCAGACTGGAGAGCGATCGCGCAGCGGGCGATCGCCGTCGTCAAGCAAAGCGCATAAAAAATCCCCTGGCAGTTCGTCACGCTGTCAGGGGTTGGTGTTTTCTGATTTGTTAGGAGTACATCTACCGGGCTTATTTTAGCCCCCTAACCGCGATCGCGTCGTTCAAAAGCAGTATTTTTCACAAGCCACCCTTCTAGCTCGTTGATCCGCCCCTCATGCCGCTTATCCGCGTCGTTCAGACGGATCGAGCGATGATCAATTAATTCTTTGAGGCCATTCACACCCAAAGTCACCTTATCGTCAAGGTTTTCCACTTTGGATGTGAGCATATCCAGGCGGTGATTAACCTCCTGGATTTGGTCGGTCATGCGTTCACGCAGGCTCGACAATTTCCAGAGAGCCGTAACAATCGGCAAGCCAAACGTTACCGCCGTCCCCAACACACCTAAAACGATTAACACCACATCATTCTGATTCATGCCCCGATTTTAACCGCTGTGATCAGGGTTTCAGCCCCCAATCACAGCGCCGTGCAACACACCCTGATGGTACTTATGATTCCCGCTCACTCTGGAGAATCGCGATCGCGGCCTTAAGTGCCTTGAGTTTGCGACCATTGGCGATTCGTTCTTGCAAAACTGGCACATCCTCAGCGTCAACATATTCCGGCTTTTTCCCAGTAGCAGCACCGAAATGCAGCCGGTGATATTCAGATAAAACCTTTCCGTCCTTATTTTTCCTGAACCAACTTTTGAGCCAGCAATCGGTCAGGGCTGTACTACGAAGCTTAGTACACTGCCTTTCAAGCACTGCGATCGCTGTTTGTAGGCCGTCAAGGTCTGCTGTAGACCGTGCAGGACTGCCATTTTGTAGGCCGTCAAGGTCTGCTGTAGACCGTGCAGGACTGCCATTTTGTAGGCCGTCAAGGTCTGCTGTAGACCGTGCAGGACTGCCATTTTGTAGGCCGTCAAGGTCTGCTGTAGACCGTGCAGGACTGCCACTAGAAGGCGTAGGGATATGAGCAATATCTTTAGGGTCGAAACAAACTGTTTTCCCGGTAGCGTCAGACCTGACCGCTATCCTGTCCCCTCGCCATTCAACAACCTCGCCCGTTCTACCCTGACTTGGCCCTACCTTCACCCTGACCCGATCGCCCGGTTGCAGCAACAGATCCAACAAATCCATTCCCTACAAATCCCCCTGATACCGTTCGATTAACTGAGCTAAAAACTGTATTCTTTCCGGCGGGCTAAACCGATCCAACCGTCCACATAAGTCACGAAACAGTAATTCCAGTAGGAGCGATCGCGGGTTCACCCCCTGCTTCTCGCAATCTGCCAGCACTCCAGTTACCAACGCTTCAACGCGATCGCTCTTAGCGGCTCGTTTTGGTTGTGGGGCAGGGGTCGATTCAATCTCAATCAGGTTTAGTTGCTCCATCTCACACCCCTAAATTCAATTGGCCTAACCGTTCCGCCTTGAGCCGCTTCTTAAGTGCCATTGCTGCCAGGTCGTAACGGCAATGACAGGGAGCGCACAACGCCCGCAAATTTGCGCGATCGCAGTTTTGCGGCTGGTGATCCAAATGAGCCACGGTCAACACATAGCGAGTCGGCTTATCCAGCACATCGCGCACAATTTCACATTCACTCATCCGCCCCGTTTTCACCCGTTCGCAGAACAGTGCGATCGACTCCCCCGGCATCCGACAGGGGCGGCGGCACTCTTCGCACTTCCACCCGGCCTCATCCTTCACCGCCCTGGCAATATCTGCCCAGTTTTCGGGATAAAGCCGTTTATCCATTGGCATCGCTACAAATCCCCTATTTTTTCAAGCGATACCCGATTCGCAGTTAAAAACTGTCTCAATTCCCGCCGGGTGAGATCACTGCAATCAGCCGCCGCGTCTGCCCATGTGGGCGATCGGCCGTTTTCGTTGGCGAAATGGATTTGATAAAACAGTGAGTCTCGATTGTGTGGCAGCTCTGCCCCATGCGCGGCATCTGCACAAATTGGGCACTTGCCAGGGGCCGGGGGCAGTAGCTTAAAAGTTTTGCCATCTTGAATTTCCATGTATCGTTACCCAATTTTTAACTGAACTCTACTTTTTTCCTTCCCATGCCCTGCCAATGGGGGGGGGAGCCGCCTGGATACCAAACCTTTGAGACGGGTAACTGGGTGACGCAATTGTGAGTAAGCCACTGATACCGGATCGATACCATTCCCGGCACCTCATGAGGAATGCGTACCACCTCAATCACCGCCCGCCGCCCCCAGCGAGGCCAAGCACACGCGGATGATTGAGTATCACTCTCAATCACCGTGCCGTAATGCGGCCCCTCCATCCCTCCCAGTTCGCAGGTAAAACACACCCAATCCCCGATCGCGAATTGCCGCCCCATCACCCGATCCGGCTTGATCCGCGTCTCCGATATCAGGCCCCGTTGCTTGAGGCGAATAGTCAACCATTTCCCATCCCACCCGGCGATCGCGCCCTTTTCCGGCCCCCTAACTCCCTGAAACCAGATATCAGTCCCAACCGGGAATAGTGGGGCAGTGGGGAGAGGGAGAGGCGCGATCGCGGGTGGGATGGTTGCATCCGGCGGCGGCGGAATTGGGGCAGACACCCCAGCGGCGGCTTCAGTGCCCAAATGCTGGATCACCCGTTGCCGCACCTTCCCGCCCTCGCGGTAGTTCTCCACTAACTGGAGATAAACCTTACCTTTAACCTTTTTGCGCCGGATGAATGCCATAGTCCAAAACTAACGAGACTGCCAACTGCACCCGGTTTTTCGCCCCGCCCGCTCGCTCTCGCAAGTGCTGAATGTAGTTCTTCACGGTGGAGATATCCAGGTACAGCGTTGCTGCGATTTCCTGATTACTAGCCCCGTTGACCAGCAATTGAGCCACTTCTTTCTGACGGGGTGTAAGTACTTGCTTCATTTTGTAGTGACTAACGCCGTAGTAATCGCCCTATTAATCGACCGAACCAACCCCGGCGGGGTGCATCAAACCGGATCATATTTCCGGTGGTTTGATTGAAAACAAGTGGAGGCGCTGACTCAGATTTCTTGTAACCCGGTAATTCTTGGCAGTGTTGAACAGCCATAACGATCGCACTCGCGATCGCCAGCGCCCCGGCCTCGTCTGTCGTCATCTCTTTGCCATTGATAGAAATTGTGATCACGGCTCTGCCATCATTCAGCAATTGCCCTTCAATTTCCGCCCCGTGCATCATCTCAATCCCTCAAATAGTGGACATAAAAACAGCGATCGCAGTAGCCCCGCGATCGCTGTTTGTTTATTCGATATCACCCTCATGATGTCCCAACCCTGACAACCGATCCTCTAACTCAGCAATCCGACCTAAAGCCCGTTTCCGTTCCCGCTCGTACCATTGCAGGCACTCATCAGCGTTTTGCAGCTTCTCTCTTTCCTGCTCAAGGAAAAGCTTCAGGATTCCCCCGATAGTGGAATCACCTCGAAATTGCCCGCCCCTAACTCGTTGAGGAAGGCGTTCACGCTCAACCCGAACGACTGAGCTAGTGCCTTCAGTCCCTCCCTCGAAGTCTCGCTCACCTTCGCGTTGATCTGAACTTCCTGGTTGTATTTGCCGTGGCTCGCCTTCAGGTATCGGCCCGCCTTGTCCTTGTCCTTTTCGCTCATTTGAATCACTGGAACTCATTTCTTAATCTCCAAATCTTATAGAAAATACTAGCAAACATCTTCTATAAGTTGTATGGTTTTACTACACATCTTCTATAAGATATGGTTTATCTTATAGAAGATGGCTTACGAACTGCATCCAATAAACGATCGCTCGTCACACAGCGATCGTTCTTCTCTAAAACCTGAAAGAAAGGGCTAAAGATTAATGAAACCAGTGTTAATCACAACCGACTCTGATCGGCGGGGCGTGTTTTTTGGTTATACGGAATGTGATCTAGAGAAGGCGATCGATGCAGGAGTGATCGATCTAGTCGGTTTTAGAAACTGCATCTATTGGTCTAGATCTGTTGGGGGCGTGTTTGGCCTTGCAGAATCCGGCCCTAGCCTAGACTGCAAAATCGGGGCAAAGGTTGACAGGCGGGCTTACTTTAACGGGGTCACGTTTGTTTCCGAGGTTTCAGATATTGCCGTCCAAGCGTGGGAGAGCGCCCCATGCGTCGAATAGGTCAAATTAACGACGGCTACGGCTTCGGCGACGGCGACGGCTTCGGCTTCGGCTCCGGCGACGGCTACGGCTCCGGCGACGGCTACGGCTCCGGCGACGGCTACGGCGACGGCTACGGCTCCGGCTACGGCTCCGGCTACGGCGACGGCTACGGCTCCGGCTCCGGCTACGGCGACGGCTCCGGCTACGGCTACGGCGACGGCTCCGGCTCCGGCTACGGCGACGGCGACGGCTCCGGCTCCGGCTACGGCTACGGCGACGGCGACGGCTACGGCTACGGCGACGGCGACGGCGACGACCAATAACTTGATCGGGCTACTACGGCCCGATCGCTCTTTCTCTCACCTGAATCACCTATGCAAACTACTGACATCCAACTATCACCGCCCAACATGACGAAAATCACCACCGCGCTGATTAAAGCCGGGTTTCACATCGAGCGAAAGCCGACCGAACCCGAACGGCTTTACATCGCAGGCGAAAACTACACCATTACCTGCTACTGGGATGAGGATCTTCAGCAATGGCGGCTCTATCCCTACGACGATCGCGTTTCTCGCACCGTCAGAGAGGCATTAACCGATGAATAAATACAGCACCTTTCAGACCCTTGATCTTCCGTGGCGGGTGTGGCGGCTGCACTCCGGCGGACGCTCCCAGGCGGGCGATTACCACACCCGGGCAGAAGCGGATCGAGCTATTAGCCGCCAACTCCGGCCCCTCTCTCCCGGTTCCGCGTTCCAAGTGGAGTTCATCGGGGAATACATGGGAGGGGCGGACACTGATATCACCTGGAGGGGGACGCGATGA